CCGATTAACTACTGTCCGAGATGTGGCAAGAAATTATAACAGAATAACAGACAAAAGGCAGACTCTTCGGAGCTGTCTTTTTTTAATGGAGAAAATATGGATATCAGAGCAAGACCTTACCAGGTCTTATTTTATTGCATAGAATAAGAAAGAGGTAAGAGTAGTGAAAGAGCTATTATTACAGACATATACCTTGGTACTTCCGATTGCCTTGGGATATATCGTCTGGCTATTAAAGAACCAAAAAAGAGACCGCGACGCCAATAGCAAAGGGACAATGCTTCTGCTCCGGGTACAGCTGATTGAGTATCACAGCAAATATATGCAGATTGGAGATATACCGTCTTATGCATACGAAAACTTCTGCGAGATGTACGAAGCATATCATGCGCTCGGTGGAAATGGAATGATAACTAAAATGATGCATGAAATTGAAGAATTGCATTTAAAAAAGAAAGGTGAATAACTATGGAACAGATTATGAATTATGTAAAACCGGAACTGGTAGTAGTAGCAGTTGTACTGTACTTTGTTGGAATCGGTTTAAAAAATACCGAAAAAATAACAGACAAGTATATTCCAGCAATACTCGGTGTTGTTGGAATTACTATCTGCGGTATCTACGTGGTAGCAACTTGCGACCTTAAAGGTACACAAAATATTGCAATGGCTATTTTTACGGCAATTGTACAAGGAATTTTAGTGGCTGGACTTAGTAATTATGTGAACCAGTTGATTAAGCAGATGAATAAGGACGAATAGATACATACAGACGGAGCTATTTGTTGACCGCCAAAAGTTAGCGGTAGAAAGGAAATGTTATGGCATTAAACGGAATTGATATTGCGAGTTATCAGACAGGAATTGACCTCAATGTAGTACCGTGCGATTTTGTGATCGTAAAGGCAACAGAGGGAACAGGCTACGTGAACCCGGATTTCACAAGAGCTTACGCACAGGCTAAGAACGCCGGAAAGTGTCTTGGAATCTACCATTATGCGACTGGTGGAGATTACCAGAAAGAAGCAGATTACTTCCTTGATAGGATTGGAAAACGTGTAGGTGAAGCAATCCTATGCCTTGACTGGGAGGGAACAGGCAACCCGGCGTTCGGTAGCTCTGACTTTGCATGGTGTAAATCGTGGCTTGACTATGTATATCAGAAAACAGGCGTGCGTCCGCTCCTGTACTGTTCGCAGTCTGTAGCCTATAGATTTTCTAATATTGGCAATTACGGACTCTGGATTGCACAGTACGCAGACATGAACTCCACAGGCTATCAGGATAAGCCGTGGAATGAGGGAGCTTATACTTGTGTTATCCGTCAGTACAGCTCATGCGGCAGATTGAATGGATGGGGCGGTAATCTCGACCTGGATAAATTCTATGGCGATAAGGACGCATGGAACAAATACGCCGGAAAAGGAAACACAACCAAACCTGCAGAAACACCGAAACCGACAGTGAATACTCCGAGCGGATCCACGCTCGATCTGGTTGTTGGAGTCATGCAAGGAAAATACGGGGCTGGCGACAACCGCAAGAACGCACTTGGAACACGGTATAACGAAGTACAGAGCTTCATCGACTATATCTATTCTGCATCCGTAGATACACTAGTGAGCGAAGTGAAAGCTGGTAAATATGGTAACGGTGACACAAGAAAGGTTGTTCTCGGTAGTCGTTACGCAGAAGTCCAGAACAAGATCAACGCTGCATCTGCCAGAAAGTCAAATGAGCAGATCGCACAGGAAGTTCTTGCCGGTAAATGGGGCAACGGAAACGACAGAAAGAATCGTCTTTCAGCTGCCGGATATGACTACAATACAATTCAGAATATTGTGAATGGTAAATCCGGTGCTTCATCCGCACAGTATTACACTGTCCAGTCTGGAGATACACTTTCCGGTATTGCAGCTAAATACGGCACGTCCTACCAGAAGGTTGCGCAGCTGAATGGATTGTCTAATCCGAATATGATCTATGCCGGACAGCGGTTAAGAGTAAAATAATTTTAACTTTCCCCAGTAGAAATACTGGGGATTTTTGTTTATAGAGATGTTTTCATTGAAAAACGTGTTATACTAAAGTATAATATGAGAGCATTACTACCAATGAAAGGAAAAATGAAAATGTCTGGATATAAAAATAAAGAGGAAATAGAAAAAATATTAGAAAGTGTCGATATAACCGGCGAAACTCCTATTGAGGAACCAGAAAGGCAGTATTATTTTATTAAGAAAGCACGCAAATATGTAAAGGAAATGTCTGAAAAGATAGGACGCACTTTAACCGCGACTACCGTAACCTTTGGGTGTCAGATGAACGCTCGTGACTCCGAAAAGCTGGTCGGTGTTCTGGAACTGATCGGATACAAGGAAGAGCCGGATGAAGAGAAAGCAGACTTCGTTATCTACAACACCTGTACTGTCCGTGAAAATGCGAATCTGCGTGTTTACGGACGTCTGGGACAGCTTGGTGCAAAGAAGAAAAAGAATCCGCATATGTTCATCGGACTCTGTGGATGTATGATGCAGGAACCGACTGTTGTAGAGAAGATCAAGAAGAGCTATCGGTTTGTTGACCTGATCTTTGGAACTCACAATATTTATAAATTTGCAGAACTGATCGTGACAAGATTTGAATCTGAGAGAATGGTGATCGATATCTGGAAGGATACCGATAAGATTGTGGAGGATCTTCCGAGCGAACGCAAATTTTCCTTCAAATCCGGTGTTAACATCATGTTCGGATGTAACAATTTCTGCAGCTACTGTATCGTACCGTATGTGCGTGGACGTGAGAGAAGCCGTAATCCAAAAGATATCATTCGCGAGATTGAAGGACTTGTGGCAGATGGTGTGGTAGAAGTTATGCTCCTTGGTCAGAATGTAAACTCTTATGGAAAGAATCTGGAAGAGCCGATGACATTTGCACAGCTTCTTCAGGAGATTGAGAAGATTGAAGGACTGGAGAGAATCCGCTTTATGACTTCCCATCCAAAGGATTTATCAGATGAACTGATTGATGTAATGGCACATTCCAAGAAAATCTGCAAGCATCTGCATCTTCCGGTTCAGTCAGGAAGCAGCAGGATCCTGCAGAAGATGAACCGTCATTACACCAAGGAGCATTATCTTGAGGTGGTAAGAAAGATCCGCGAAGCAGTGCCGGATATTTCCCTTACAACGGATATTATCGTCGGATTCCCTGGGGAGACAGAGGAAGATTTCCAGGATACTCTGGATATTGTAAGACAGGTGCGTTATGACAGTGCCTTTACTTTTATCTATTCCAAGAGAACAGGAACCCCTGCGGCAGCAATGGAAGATCAGGTTCCTGATGACGTGGTAAAAGACCGTTTTGATCGCCTTTTAAAAGAGGTGCAGCAGATTTCGGCGGAAGTATGCTCTGTACATCAGGGAACCACACAGGATGTGCTGGTAGAAAGTGTCAACGATCATGATCTGTCATTGGTGACAGGACGAATGAGCAACAACCTCCTGGTACATTTCCCGGGAGATGAAAGCATGATCGGTAAGATCGTGACAGTTTACTTAAAAGAGGCAAAAGGCTTCTATTATATGGGAGAACTCTGTAAATAAATCCAATGATTTGTGATAAAATCCAAAAGAAACGCTCATGCTATGTAAGAGATTTGCATAGTGAGGGCGTTTTTTATGGTGAAAAGAGTGAGTAAAAGGGTAAGTGAGATAGTCTTTCTGATAGCAGCAGGGGGAAGCACCTATTATCTGATCGAGATCTGGTTTCGTGGATTTTCTCATTGGACCATGTTTGTGCTTGGGGGAGTTGCATTGACATTTTGCAGTTTTCAGGGCGAGGTAATGCACTGGTCTGAGCCGATGTGGATTCAGATTATCCGGGCAGTGCTTTTCCTGACATCCTTGGAATTTATGACGGGGATTATCTGTAATAAATGGCTGAAGATCGGGATCTGGGATTACCGGGATCAGCCGTTCCAGCTGTGTGGCCAGATCTGCCTGCCGTTTATGGTGATGTTTTCAGGACTTTTATGCCTTGCGATCGTCCTTGGAGGAGTGGTGCTCTGGGGCGTATATGGGGAGGAAAAGCCGGAGTTTCATGTGTTGTAAAATGGACTTAAGCATTTTTTATATGTGAAAAATGACGAAATTAAGATGAAAAGAGTCGTGGGAAACCAAATTCTTTTCATCTTTTTTTGTGGATGGTTACAAAAATGAGCATAAATGCATTTTGTTAAATGTAAAATGTTGACAATTTTCGAAGAATTCAGTAAGATACAAGAAAGGTTCAAGATAAAAAACAAGTGAATATAATCATGGAAAAAGGAGGGCAGCAGGAAAAATCGGGGAAAATATAAACTGTTTTTTATTGAATGAGAAGTATATGTTATTTGGAGGAAAACTAAAAATGAATCAATATGATGAAGCCTTAAAAAAGGAGACCGCGTTTTTGGGTCAGCCTAGGGGGGGTGGGGACTCTCAGCTTTGTACAGCTTTGTTCGTCTTTTTCAAACTACGCAATGAATGCCGTAATGATCTATTACCTGTATGCAAATGCACCTGCAGGTCTTGGATTCGATAAAGCGGATGCAGCACAGTTGATTTCTTTATATGCAACTGTAGTCGGAATGACAACCATCATCGGAAGCTATGTCTGCGACCGTATTCTTGGATGTCGTAGGTCACTGCTTGTAGCCAGAGTTACCGGATTTATTGGTTATACCTTGCTTGCATTTCCACTTGGGGTAGTAGGATATGCAGCTGCTATGGGATGTATGGTATTCGGTTCACTCTTCGCAGGAAGATGTATCGAAACTCTGATCGGTAAATTCTACGATGAGAACGATGGAAGACGTGACAGTGCTTTCACAATTTCTTACGTAATTTCCAATATCGGTGCAGCAGCTCCGGCCCTTGCAGGTGTAATCGCAGCGAAATGCGGATACCACGCAGCGTTCGCATTATCAGCAGTTCTCTCATTCTTAGGTACTGTTGCTTATATTGCTACTTACAAAAAATTCTTCGGAAATATCGGTCTGGAACCGGATGATCCGCTTCCGGCAGATAAGAAACGTTCTTTTGTTGTAAAAATGCTTATTGTTGTTGCTATCGTAGGAACAGCTTTAGCAGTTTCATTTGCAACAGGAAAGCTGAAAATATCTTCCTTTGCAAACGTAGTAAGTACTATTTCCATCTTTATCCCGCTTGCTTATCTTGTCTTCATCTACTCAAGCAAGAAGACAGAAAAGCACGAGAAAAAGAAAGTACTTTGTCTGCTTCCACCATTTATCTGTAACGCCGTTACACTTTTGATCTGGACACAGACAATTTCAATCCTTGCTATCTTCTATGAAGAAAAAGTAAACCGTGTGATCTTCGGAGTAGAAATTCCGGCAGCTTCATTCCAGACAATCCCGGCAATCTTTGCGGTTTGCTTCGGTAGTTTTCTTACCATGCTTTGGACAAAACTTGGCAAGAAACAGCCATTCGGAACAACGAAGATGGGATTCGGAACGATTTTGTGGGGACTTGGAGCAATGATCATTGCACTCCTTTATATCATCTACCCAGGCGATGCAAAAGTAAATGCATGGTGGATCGTATTGTTCTATGCAGTACTGATGTTTGCTGAAGGATTTACATGCCCGATCGGTTACTCCATTACAGCAGTAGCAGCACCAAAAGCCTTTGTAACACAGATGATGACTGTATGGTCAATGTCTCAGTCAGTAGGAGCTGCTCTTAACATGATCCTCGTTAACTTCTATAAAGAAGGAAGCGAAGTGCCGTTCTTCATCGGAATCGGTGCAGTTGTAGCTATCCTTGGTGCAGTCGTACTCGCTTTCAGCAAGAAACTTGCAGAAGGAATGGGAATGGAAAGAGAAGCGTAGGAAGTTTCTCGAGAATAAATCAAATAAATGTCCTCTTAAAGAAGAAGTAATAAAAAGTATCAAAAAAATCCTTGTCAGGCAGAGATGTCCGGCAAGGACTTTTTGATTCTATACCATTTTGCAATATTTTGTAATAAAGGAGGAAAGTGAGGTGGACAGATTTAAAAGAATGCTGCGATTATTACAATATAAACTATAAATCCCTATGTACTTATATGCAGAAAAATAAAATATCAAAAGAGGAGGCGTTCAGCCATTATTATCAGTATTATAAATATAATCGTTTTATATATAACCATGTGACTTATGACAGTTTCGCCGCATGCTGCATGGCATATGAGATTAAACCGATCTGCGTCCGGCGATATGCAAAAAGAAAGCATTTTCTGCTGCGGCATGCGCTTTCCAGCTATTTGAATTATCATAATAAAAGAAAAATATATTTCTGCGGACAGGAATATATTACATTTACATCATGTTGCAGAGCATTTGGATGCAATGCATCTTATGTGTCGGCATACGCAAAACGGCACGGAATATCCAGAGAAGAAGCTTTGAAATTTTATATCAATCGGTGTCATTAAAAGCGGTGCGCAATAGAGCATGGCGAAAGAATTGTTCGGCACAAGAAGCATTCCGGCATTGTTTGAAAAGGAAGAAGAATCTGGAAATGGACGCGTTATTTGTACAATATTTACGTTAATTGCAGAATGTATAGTTGGTTTTCCTGGATTTACAGTAAATTTGGTAATTCAAGGATTAGTACAAATAACATTGGAAAATTTATTTTTGTATCTAGCGGTATTACCAATTATTGTTATAACAAGCAGACTATCAGGCGGCTTTATGATAGGTGTCATTGTTGCTTTTGTGTATGGATATGGAGGTATGTTTGCAGCAGGAAATATGACATTGGCTAATATATATCCTATTACTGCAAGTCTGGGATTAATTGGGTATAGAAGTTATGATACATCCGTACAATGGAGTTTTCCATTGTGTTTATGTAGCTTGATAATTATTGTTGCTATTTCTGTAATTTTAGTCGCAACAATGAAAGAAAAGGAGAACAAAAAAACTCGTACAAAAACAAAAAAAGTCAAACCAAAGAAAGGGTGGTTATAAGTGAAAAAAAGTTGTTTCTTTATTCTAATGTTTTGCTTGTTATTGTCTGGGTGTTCAAAAGAGGAGGTGTTGGAAAAATATAATGCAGTAGTCGAAAAGGTGGGAGAAGTACAATTAACCAATGATATAAACCTGCAAGGGAAAAGAGATTATGGGGAAGATTATTATACGGGGACATATCAAGCAGAGTACAAAAAATTTTCTGATACAGAATATCTTTTTGGAGGAACAACAATAGAAAGAGCGGCAGGGAAGCAGGTTGAATTGTTTTGTAACCTAGAAATAACAAAAGGAGAAGCTGAAATATTCATTATTTCTGGTAGCAATGAACCTAAAACTTTAATAAAAACAACAGGTACTTATGAAAATACAATAACATTACCAGATGGCAGTAATTATATCGGGATTGTAGGTAATGATTTTTCAGGAACAGTAAAAATAGAAGTGAAATAAAGATAGAAAATGCTAAAAATGGGTAAATTTGGAAGATACCGGTTGGGTTGCATTTTACTGTGGTAAAAAGTATATGAAGAGTGGAATGGCGGTTGTTTAATACTGCCATTCTTTTTTTTGAAAATGCCTCTATGGGAATTATTACACAGCGAATCGAAAAAATTACATGTAGATGGGATAGTACATTAAATATGGTAAAATATAATCATAATATGAGATTGGAGGTATATTCTATGAAGAAACTATTTAAAGTATTCAGCCTAATGCTGGTGGTGATAATGGCTTTTCCATTCTCTGTTATGGCAAGCGAAAATGACCAGCAAAGAAGTGATTTGATTGGTGCAGAAGAAGAGGATTTTGAAAAATTGATTGCAGAAATCCAGAACATTAAGGCTACTCACCCAGATTACTCAGAAGAAATGCTCATGTCTTTTTTGGAAGCCAATCATCAAGATGTGGAAAGAGGGATTATAGATATTTGGAATGCGCTTACAGATTCAGAAAAGAAACTATGTATTCGTTATCCTTTTGATGCCCTAAAGGTAAATAAAGCAAAAAATATTGCTACTTCGCAGACAGAGGCAAAATTTGGGACAAATGGTTTAGGAAACAGAAGTGATGCTTTTCGTCATGGAATTTGGAATGCTGAAATGACTGTTTTAATAGGAAAAGAAAGGGCAGAGTTATTTGCAACTGCTCATGAAGACAAAGATGTTACAGGAACAGAATCAGATGGATATCCAAAAACAGCACATAGAGATAT